CTATAATAATATGATCAAATCGTTTGAAAGTTTCTGGGAAGCCTCTCCTCGAAAGGTGGGGAAGCAACACGCTTACAAAGCATTTCAGAAGGCGATCAAAACAACCGATCCTGACGTGCTGATAAAGGGAATGGAAAGTTATGCGGAGCAGGTAAAGCGGAAAGGGGTCGAGCCTCAATATATCAAACACCCAACTACATGGCTGAATGGTGGGTGCTGGACTGATGAGGAGGATCAGCCTGTAAAGCAGGAAAGCAACTTCGGTGTATCGCAAAGGTGGATGCCACGCACTGAGGAGGAGTTTAAATCGAAGTTTGACATCATGCCGGACTGGTATCGCCGCAACAGGCCGGATGTGGTCAGCGTAGCGAAAGAGGCAGGATGGCTGGATGAATAAAAAGGACGTGATTTTACCTACGCCAGAGTTTCTGGCAAAGCACTCGATTGAAGAGGTCGAGACCAGACAAGCAGGGAAAAAACGTATTAGGGTCACCGACCAGCTTTGGATCGACTACTACCTGAAGCATAAACATATTAATGCGCATCAACACGCCGCCGCCGAACAACTACTCCGCCTATATCGGCAGGCCGGACGTGCGCAAAGGATGACAGGCAAGATGGAATGGACACCGCCCAGCAGTAACACTGACATCAGTGAATATTCGGCTGATTGCTTTGCGGACTTCTGCAAGGTTGCTAGACGGATGGGGCGCGAGAGTTTCGGCTGTGTTGAGGACGTGGTGCTTCATGATTTATCTGCGGCTGAGTGGGCCAGAAAAAACGGACGCAACCCAAAGGCCGCACCCGAAATATTGAGAGTCTGTTTGGACGATCTAGAATATGCGTTTAAGCATCTGAATGATCGTTAAAACGCTTTCCAGCGCGATCCATAACCTTTTGCTCTTCTTTTCTGATTATCTGCTTCATTTGCTTTTGAATATTTCTCGCAAGACCAAACTGTGTCCCACCGTTAAAGAAATGACGAACGATATCCTTTTGATCTAATTTATCCAGAAATGGCTCGTCTTGATGGCACTCATCGATTGCAAGAACACCCTCAACCCATTTTTCCGATAACATATCTGGATGTTTATGCCAGCCATTCTGGTGACACTCTTCAATTAGGGCATCAACTTTTTCTGAAAAAACGCTCCATCTTGTTTCATCTTCCAAAGGGTCGCCATCATACCATGGAAAGGCGTGAGACATTTTGATGGTCATGTCAGTTGCTTTTCGCTCTGCTTCAGATTGGATGCCATCTTTTTTTGCAAAAAGACTCATCAAGTCTGATAATAATTCACCCTCTTTGATCATATTCTAACTCCTCATCTTCGGTTAGTGACCGATAGCCTTTATATCCGCATTCATGGCACCCAGCGATATCGCCTCCAAGCTGGAGGCAGTATTCACACTCAGCTTTCGGTTGGAAACCAAGCTCAGGCCATTCAAGAACTTGAATGATGCTCATGCCATCATTGCGAAGAAAAAGGTGCAGACGACTGCCCAAGTGCCGAAGAACGCCAGTGTTGCGATTAACTCTCTAAGATAAAACCACATAATTCCCTCCATTGCTGTGATTATGCTCATATTATGCCTATTAGGTATATTATGCAACTAATATGCGCATATGCTTGTAATGGGGGACGGATTATGTTAGGGTCTTGGCAGAATAGATTTTTTCCCTAATTTTTATGAGATAACTCGATGCGAGACCTCGATGTGGTTTGGCATGACGTGACTACGCTCACGCCATATGCCAGAAACAGCCGCACTCACAGTGATGAGCAGGTGGCTCAAGTTGCCGCCAGTATCAAAGAGTTTGGCTGGACTAATCCGATCCTGATTGACGAAGATAACGGCATCATTGCAGGCCATGGGCGCTTGCAGGCCGCACAGCGTCTTGGCGAAAGCAGGGTGCCAACAATCGTTTTGGCAGGACTTTCAGATGCCCAGAAACGTGCCTACGTCATTGCCGACAACAAACTGGCGCTGAACGCTGGTTGGGACAACGATATGTTGGCTATCGAAATAGCTGACTTGATCGAAGAAGGGTTTGATTTAGACCTAACTGGCTTCGATGGCGATGAAATCAACAACTTACTGGCGGATGGCAAGAAGGTCGATGAAGGCCTGATTGAGGACGATGAGGTGCCAGAGATACAGGAAGAGACTGTATCAAAGGTTGGCGATATCTGGACACTGGGACGGCATACACTGGTTTGCGGCGACAGCTGTGATGCAGAGGTATTAAAGAACCTGATGGGCGGCGATAAGGCTGACATGGTCTTTACCGATCCGCCATGGAACGTGAACTATGGCTCCAATTTGGCAAATGGAAAATATAAAGACCGCACGATCCTGAACGATCATATGCAGGCCGATGATTGGGCGCAGTTTTGCACCGATATCGCCAACAGCCTGTTTATGTGTACCAAAGCAGGCGCGCCGATATATTGCGTGATGTCAGCGCAGGAGTGGCCTGTGATCGATGACGCACTGCGGACTGCAGGGTTTCATTGGTCTAGCACGATTATCTGGGCAAAGGACACGCTGGTACTCAGCCGCAAAGATTACCACACACAATATGAGCCGATTTGGTACGGCTGGAACGCTTCTGCGGCAAGGCTGGTCGAACTGGCTGACCGGAAGCAATCGGACGTTTGGTCGCTGGAAAGACCAAAGCGGTCTGATTTGCACCCAACAACGAAGCCGATTGAACTGGTTGAGAGAGCGATAAACAACAGCGCGAAGGCTGGTGGGATCGTGCTGGACTTGTTTGGTGGCTCAGGATCAACACTGATTGCCGCTGAAAAGGCTGGACGTGACTGCCGCACTGTCGAGCTTGATCCAAAATATGCTGATGTGATCATCCGCCGATGGCAGGAGTTTACAGGGCAAAAGGCTGTGCAAGCAGAGCTTCAAATGACATTTGATGAGATAGAGAATGGCGCGACCGCATAAAACAAACAGCAAAAAGTCACCGGAGGTGGTCGAACAATTCCTCGACTATATCCGAAATGGCAGAAGCTGTGCGCAGGCTTGTCGCCAAGAAGGTATGCCAAGCAGTAAAACGATTGAGAGCTGGGTTAAAACCGATAGCGCCTTTGCGCAGGCTTATGAGCAGGCAAAAGAGGATCGTGGGACGTATTATGGGGAACTGGTGGCAGAGGTTGCTCTGGCTGGATTACAGGGCAAATACAAAGACTCAGCAATGCTTCGTGCGGCTATTGATGGGCTGAAATGGTCTGCGGCTAGGATGTCACCGAAGGCGTTTGGTGATCGGATCAATGTGGATCATGGTGCGCAGGCAAGCTATGTGGATGCGCTCAGGAGTGTGCAAGAGAGGCTGGAGGGTAGTACAGAGCTACCTTCCGAACTACGCGCGCGCGAGGCCGATTTTGGGGCGGATAAGGGGGCGTTGCATTAAGGCTTAGGGTAACAGCCTGACGGTATCCTATAGGTACTGCGGGTTTGCGAGGCTGGTGGACAAAGTGTGGACAAATCGCGCCTAGTTTTTGGCGATTATATGATTTGACCCCCCCCTGTTTTTTCGGGCGGGGCGGGTCTTGCTTTTGCCCCCCCTTCTTTAACGAGGCCATAATGTTCCAAGCCATAGTAATCGCCTGCTCACTGGCCGTACCGGATCAATGTATGCGCTTTGAGAACTCGCGCTTTCCTCTGGAAACGAGGCAGGCTTGTGAGCGCAGAGCGTTTGAGATGGCAAACGACATTGATCGATTGATAAAGGATATGAGGGCGGTTAGCTGGCGTTGTTTCAAGCTGAAGGACGGCAGTTTTACATGATTGGCAACGCGTTAGTCCCTCCTAGCGCGTGGGATTGGGGCGGGCTTTATGGCTTCGATAGAGGACACCATTCTGCGGTTGCGGAATGACCCTGTTTTATTCGTTGAGAGCGTTATCGGCGCGAAGCCTCAAAAGTGGCAGAGCGAGGCTCTACGCAATATTGCGGAACATCCAAAGCTGGCAGTTAAGTCCGGCCATGGAGTCGGCAAAACGGCGTTTGAGGCTTGGGTGACGCTTTGGTGGCTGTTGACCCACTACCCTTGCAAGGTTGCGGTAACGGCGAACACAGCGCATCAGTTGAACGATGTGTTGTGGACTGAGATTGACAAATGGGCGCGAAAGCTCCCCCAAGGCTTCAAAGATTTGTTGGAGTTTAAGACCGACAAAATCAGTCTAAAGGGGGCGAGTGATAGCTTTGCGGTTGCGAGAACCAGCCGCAGGGAAAACCCCGAAGCCTTACAGGGCTTTCACAGCGAAAATATGCTGTTCATTTGCGAAGAGGCCTCCGGTATCCCCGATGTGGTCTTTCAGGTTGGCGAGGGTGCCTTGAGTACCCCCAACGCTAAGGTTTTGCTCTGTGGGAACCCCACTAGGGCTGATGGTTATTTCTATGATGCGTTTCACTCTCATCGGGAGATGTGGAAATGCATGACGGTGAGTTGCGAAGATGCCGATACGGTCTCTGAAAATTTTATTGCGGACATGGCGGCAAAATATGGTGTCGACAGTAATGTCTACAGGGTTCGTGTCAGCGGTGAATTCCCTACTCAATCGGATGATGTTTTGTTGCCATTACATCTTGTTGAAGCGGCGACTAAAAGGGACATACAGATGTCGCCAACTACGGAGGTTGTTTGGGGGCTGGATGTCTCGCGCTATGGTGGAGACCGGACGGCTCTATGCAAAAGGCAAGGCAATGTTGTCCTTGAGCCGATCAAGACGTGGCAAAACAAAGATTTGATGGAACTGGCGGGAATTATCCTGACGGAGTATGAGGCGACTCGTTATTCTGACCGTCCAACTGCTATTTACATTGATAGCATTGGGGTTGGTGCTGGTTTGGCTGACCGCCTCTCTGAGCTTGACCTTCCTGCAATTGGGATTGCGGTCTCTGAGAGCGCGAGTCTCAAAGAAAAGTTTGTCCGGCTGAGGGACGAGTTGTTTTGGAAGGCGCGAGAGTGGTTTGAGGGGCGGGACGTTCAAATCCCGAATGATGAGACCCTCATAAGCGAGATTACATCTGTCCGGTATAAATATCAGTCGACAGGCAAATTGAAAATCGAAAGCAAAGACGAAATGAAACGTCGAGGCCAACGAAGCCCAGATGCGGCGGATGCCTTCGTTTTGACAATGGCAGGCGAGGCGGCAACTGCGGCAGGGCATCACAGCAGATGGAACAGTCGTATGCCTGTAAAAAGAGACCTATCGTGGGTGATCTAAACGACAACATCCTGCCTTTTAAGCAAAAGAAGGCGGATGATGGCGAGGAGATGACGGTCACCGTATCGCTGGAGGAAGAGGGCATTTCAAATGCCTTTGAGACCTTCAGGATTGCGGCGGTTGGTTTGATGAACGACAAGTACAGCCCGACTGAGTCGTCTGACATCGTTCATGGGGCGATAATACTGATTAGCTGGATGGCAAAAGAGTCCGGTGTCAGTGCCACCGAACTCTTGGAGTTTTTTAAGAGCATTGAGTTGGAGGACTTTGAGGACTAAGCCTCGCTGATGGATAAAATCTCGTCATCATAGACTGGCGCACATTCACCATCGCTCTTCCAGCCGGAAATCTGCTCAAAAAGGTCAAGCAGGTTAGTTGCCAAAAAAATCTTTGGTTTGGCTTCTTCGCCCGCTTTTTTGAAATTGACTATATATC